ATAAATACTAATATATTATGATGAAATGGTTAGATAAAATAATAACAAAAAGAAGTGGCGGTAAAACCGAAGAAGACATTTATAAGGCTCGATGGGTTTGGTATCATACGATCCTTGCATTTGAGATATTTTTAACAAACATATTACTCATTGCAATACTATTTGCCATTTTACTTAAGGGGTAATTATGTTAAAGAAAATGATTGAAGTAGCAGTCTACATGATAGCAGGTGCAGTAATTGCTTTTGCTATTTCTAGTGCTTCTAATGGTGATAAAGTTATCGAAGAGAAGAAAGCAGAATTCGATAGTAAAATGATGGGGAAACAGAATATTCAAATCAGACTTGGTGAGGATATGAAACATAGTTTAATGCAACACCACCTACATGGTTCTGATGGGAAAATTATCTGGCAAGAAAAGAAGGATACAATATCCTTACCAGTTCTACCAGAAACAGAAGAAACTGATATTGAAGTACCAGAAGTAGATGTAGAAGACATCAGAGGATAAGAATGTCAGATAAAAAAGATTTAGTCATTAAGATAATTAATGACCATCTGGATGTAGATTGTTCTGAAAAGGACAACCTTCTAGATGATTTAGGTGCAGATTCACTGGATACAGTCGAATTAGTTTTACAAATAGAAGACGAATTTGGTATTGATGTACCAGATGAAGATGCAGAAACACTTACCACTGTTGGTGCAATTGTCGAATATATCGAGAATAACACCTAGTGGATGAGAAAACAATACAGGATATCATAGATAAATCAAAAAATTTAGGAAAGGATATCCCAGATGATAAGGAAAGTGAGTATGGTTCGAGTAAGTACACACCAAGAAAAAAACCCAGAAGTTTACATAGAGAGCGAAACACCTCAGAGTGAACAGAAGTATAAAGGGTGGTATTGGAGTTATCCAGAGAAGAAATTCTATAGATGGGATAACCAACCTTGTATGGTAGACGAAAATGACGACTAGAAATATTACAACTGCAACATGGGCTGGTGATTTACCAGATAACCTCTCGTACTTATCACCTACACAATTTGAATTGGTAATTGCTAAGTTACCTAATACAAAGTATTTTGCAACTGGTGCGAATATACCATCAGTTAGTTTAAATGCATTAGCACAGTCAACTAGGTTAGGAATACAACCTCAGATGCCTGGCGATAGAGTAACTTTCTCAGAGTTCAATGTTAATTTCATCGTAGATGAAAACCTTGAAAACTGGAAAGAGTTATATACTTGGATGATTCAAATAGCACCAGGCTATGATTCATCTGAATATAGAAAATTGATTGGGTCAAACGACAGAACTGGTCAAGAGTTTGATGATTCTGGAGACCCTAAGAAAATGTATTCCGATATGACAATGGTAGTAACAACTGCAGCCAATAATCCTAATCGTTATGTTAGAATATATGATTGTTTTCCAACAACTCTTGCAGAAGTTACTATGGATACTACAACAACAGACAATCCTTATGTAGTTTGTAATGCTACTTTTGCATTTACCTACTTTGAGATTGCGACAACATCTTAATATGAACAGTGAGAGAATTTTGGTTACAAGTGTGGGAGTTTTGCAAGGCTGAACCTATTTGGGCTGCAGTCTTTTTCTTTTGTGGTTATCTTATAGGTTTAGTTATCACTACACCTTTTTAGTGGACAAAATACCATTCTAGTGGTATAATTATAGTATGAATTTAGAAAAAATCCAAGAAGAATGGGCAAAAGATTGTGTCATCGATAAGATAGACATGGACAAAGCTTCGCTTGAAACACCAAAATTACATTCAAAATACTTAGATGAACTCTCATCTAAAAGACTCAACTATAAGAAATACGAAGTAGAATATAACAAACTACTTAAGAATAAGTGGTTATGGTATACTGATAAGTTATCTAAAGAAGAGATAGATGAGTTAGGATGGTCTTATGACCCATTTGAAGGACATAAGGTACTTAAAGCAGATTATAACTACTACTTTAATGCAGATAAAGACCTAACAGAACTTAAACTTAAGTTAGAGTATCTACAAGAATGTATTGATGTTTTAAAAGACATACTAAATATTCTTACATGGAGACATCAATCTATTAAGAATGCAATTGACTGGTTAAAATTTACTAACCCAGCAGGATAAATTATGCCGACTTTTTTAAGAGAAAATATGATTATTATGGAGAATGCACTTTCTCCAGAGATATGTGAAGAAATTAAATACATTGGATTACATTCAGAGAACCAATATGGACAGGTTGGGGATGGTGGAGATACACCATTAGATGTAAGAAAATCTGGTGTTGCATGGTTACCGAGAGATATGAAACTTGGTGATGGAACACTTCTTCAAGACGATATATTATGGCCGATGATACAACATGTGAATGATGAATGGTTTCAATTCGATTTAACCTACCACGAAGCAAATCAATTCACTACTTACAAAGCACCAGACGAACATTACAATTGGCATGCAGATGGTGGGCCAGATTTTTATCAAAATACAAATCCAGAAATGCCAATGCACACGAATGATGAAAACCAAGTAGGAACATATCGTAAACTTTCGTATGCAATTCAGTTATGTCATCCAGACGAATATGATGGTGGTAAGTTTCAATACATAGACTCTACACGAGATATTGCAAATATGGATTGGGGTTTAATAGAAGAGACAGTACCCTTTAGAGGTATGGAACAAGGTAGTGCATTATTTTTCACATCAATATTGCAACATAGAGTAACACCAGTTACCAGAGGAACAAGACATTCAATAGTAGGTTGGGTATGCGGGCCACCATTCAAGTAGACAAAATTGATGATACTCATATAAGAGTTACATCAGAAGAGTCAGTTCAAAGAGAAATTTCAGAATACTTCACTTTCCCAGTGCCAGGCGCAAAGTTTATGCCTTCGGTTCGTAATAGGTATTGGGATGGTAACATTCGACTATATAGTAATGAGAAACTATACACTGGACTATACTACGCATTACAAGAGTTTGCTAAGGACAGGGAATATGAGATACAAGGGTATCAATGGGAAACAGATGTTGAAGAAGATGGATTCATTAACAATTTACAATTACCTTTTGAGGTTAGGGACTACCAAAGAGAGGCTATTTCACATGGGATTAGATATCGCAGATCGTTATTGGTCAGTCCTACTGCCAGTGGTAAGTCTCTTATCATATATGGTCTGGCACGACATTATCTAAAAGTACATAAGAAACCAGTCTTAATTATCGTACCTACTACATCTTTGGTAGAACAAATGGCAACTGATTTTGAAGGTTATGGGTATAATAAACCTATCGATAAAATGTATGGTGGTAATAAAGTAGGTAATACTGAGATAGTAGTAACCACTTGGCAGACCCTTAGCCGAATGCCTAAGTCCTTCTATGACCATTTTGGGTGTGTATTTGGGGATGAGGCACACTTATTCAAAGCAAAAGTATTAACTGGTATCCTTGAAAAGATGAAGGGTATCTCACATAGATATGGAACAACTGGAACATTAGATGATTCACAAACACATAAATTGGTATTGGAAGGTCTCTTTGGCCCTACTCATTTTGTTACTAGCACAGCAAGCCTCATAGAAGATGAAGTTCTTGCAGACTTGGATGTACAATGTTTGGTATTACAGTACCCTAAAGAGGTATCTAAAGAAGTAGTAAAGATGGATTATCAACGAGAAATGGAATTTTTGGTCGATAATCAGAAAAGAAATCGTTTTATTCGTAATTTAACACAAGATAGGGGTGGTAATACCCTTATTCTCTTCCAGTATGTAGAAAAACATGGAAAAGGGTTATACGATGACTTCCTACAACTAGGTGGTAACTTATTCTTCATATATGGTAAAACTGATACTATTGCACGAGAAGAGGCAAGAGCCATCGTAGAGAAGTCGGAGAATGCAACTATTATTGCATCATATGGTACTTTCTCTACTGGAATCAATATAGAAAACCTAGATAATATCATATTTGCGAGTCCATCGAAGTCAAAAATAAGGATTTTACAGTCAATTGGAAGGGTTTTGAGGAAAGGAAAGACTGGAAAAGCAACAGTATATGATATTGCAGACGATCTTTCTTTTGGAAAAAAGGATAATTATACTCTAAAACACTTTAAAGAAAGGATAAATACTTATAATAAGGAAAGATTTCCTTACACAATACACAATATAAAGTTCAAATGAATTACAAATATCTAAGACTAAACACTGGTGAACATGTTATCTCTGTTGTTGAACCTATTAAGGCAAACCAAGAGGTAAAGTTAATCATGCCTATGATTGCAGATATTGTTCCTTCTATGTTAGGACAAGGGACAATAATGAAACTTTCACCATTAATACCATACACAAATGAAGACCACATTATAATGAGGTTATCTGATATATCCTATTTTTCTGGTATCACAAAACAGTTTATCGACTTCTATAAGAAAGGAGTGGATGATTGGGTACAGATACGAGATAAAGTGGGATTACAAGTCAGAACACCAAAGGAAGAACTTGAAGAAGGGAGAGTATTTAAAAACTTGATGGAACAAACAGTTCGTCAGTATGTAGATAACGAAATGGGAGACATCCGATTTGAGGACGACATCCAAGATGAACTTCAAGACTTTAATATTGATCCCAATAAAGATAGGACTATACATTAATCCCTTTATAGCTAATATAGCATTCCCTTTGGGACACAATTCATTTTAACATGGATTGCTGCCTTGTCAAGTAAAAAAAGTACGAAATAGTACCTTGACAGATATAGATTATGGAGTATAATAATTACATATGGTTAAAAAAACAAACCCAGAACATTATGTAAACAATAAAGAGTTTACAGCAGCGATAACCGAACACAATATCGCAGTTAAGAAAGCAATCAAAGATGGAAAGGAACCACCTAGAGTTTCCGAGTATATTGGTGAGTGCATTTATAAAATTGCAACAAGGTTATCGACTAAACCGAATTTTATCAATTATTCTTAT